TCACTTACGATACCTCTGTGTGGATGAGTCCAGTATGCTGGCCATATTAACACATCTCCTGCTCTAGGTGAAAACTTTTTATCCTGTGTAGGGAATTCGGTTTCCCCTCCATCAGTCACATCATTAAGGTAAACCATCCACGCAAGCACTCTTTTCTCTGCGTATCCATCAACACCACCATCATTCTCACAATGTAATGTAAAGTATCCTTCTCCAGGATTATATCTTTGCAACTTAAAAGTGGGAGCAATCGTCCATGACTTTATCTTATTAATAAAAGGATACTCTTGTTGATACTTATCTATGCAGATACTTAATGCTCTTGCCAACAAACTATTGATAGGAGTTTTTCCTACTGTTTCCAAAAACATCTCAGTATCTTTACATCTCTGACCCTCTTTATGCAAATGACTATTATCCTCAAAGAAAGTAATAATATTATTACAATCCTCTGAAGATAATACAGATTCTTTATGTAGTATAAAGTCTTTAGAATGCATTGATAACTGACGGTAAAAGACTATGCTCTGCTTGCTGTATTGCTCTGGTTAATGAATCAACAGTATCACCAGGTAATATAGGAACTACTTGTTGTTTTATTATATCACCAGAGTCAAGAAATTCATTTACAAAATGTACTGTACATCCAGTCTCATCCTCACCCGCTTTAAGTGCTTGTTCTACAGCATGTAAACCCTTATACTTTGGTAGTAATGATGGATGAAGATTTATAATACGTCCTGCAAACTCATCACAAAATTTCTTCGATACTATTTTCATCCAACCTGCCATCACAATCATATCTACTTCATAAGCATTAAACAATGCAATAATTTCATCTTCATTCTTACTATAACATGAAGGAATGTCCAATCTATCTGCTCTCTTCTTTGCTTTGGCTTTCTTTTTATTATAAACCATGATAACAATGTCATGTTTAGGACATGCATGATGAATGTTCTCAAAATTAGAACCATTCCCTGAACACATAACACCAAGTCTCATAATGGGGGATACTCCGATTTAATTTGTTCATCAGTCTTCTCAATAGAAAACTCTTTACATAATCTTTCTACTTGCTTCTTGTCAAGACCAGCAAGTTGACGACAATTATCAAGACACTTATAGATACACTCTCTATCTGAGATAGGTGGTTTTTTAGGCCACCCTTGATGATCAACCTCTCCACCAGCAGATGCTTCTACATTACTCATTTTTTAGTAGTGTTGCTACGGGTTCGGTTGATGATAGAAATAAATTTATCACCAGCAAATGTGCCACCAAGACACACATCAATCTCATCACCATCTTTCCAGTTAGTCTCACCATTCATTTTGGTGTGTTGCATTAGAACTGCAATCTTATCGATGATTTCTTGTGTGAGTCTCATTGTGGTTTATGATTCTTCATACCATCATGATTTCCATCATTAGGTAATTTACCAGTCATAAGATACACAACTGTATCTTTACATCCTCTAAGATAATGTAGTTGTTCAACTGTTTTATCTGTTTGTTCTTTTGCTTCAATCTGTGCAATTCTCTTAGTAAATCTTTCTAAGAGTTGCTCTAAATTTTCAGTTGGTTTCATTTACATACTCAACTTGTATAGGTTTATCTAGGAGATCTTTAATACTCATATAAGCATAAGCAGTAAAAACCTGTGGAACAATAAAAGCAACCATTGCTACAGTCCAAAAGACATAGTAATAGTTTTCTTTACGTTGGGTTCTCATTGACTCCAATCCTTATAGGGTGGTTCTTCTTCCCCAACATAATGCCTAAAGTGTTCTGTGTCAAAGTATGATGGAGGTAATGTTTCGACATCATCATATGCACCTTTTAATCTCTTCTTATGTTCTCTTTCATCCAATACTTCATTAATAAGGATCTTCAATTCCTTAACCATTTCAGGAGTAAATAACCTACGAGGTGTAATCAACCAAGGTTTATGTGGTTGTGCCTTCGACTTCTTTTTATAATCAGGATCATTAGGATCCAAAGGAGCACTCATACCCTGAGTATCCATCTTCATATTCATAATGGTTTCCCATCCTTATCAGTCAATCCCAACTTTTTTACTTGAGATAGATTAGATCTTTCTTGTTTTTTTATTCTCTTATATTCCTTTATAATCTTGTCAATTTCATCCTGTGATACATTGACTTTTAATTCCTGTCCCTTAAAACCTTTTCCTTGTTGTTCTATGTAATCATTGATACCATTCTGAATCTCACCTTCAATGATGTCATTAATTTGATCCCGAAGTTCGTCACTCATTTTCTTTTTTTCACCTTCTTAACTGGTGCTTTATATCCCCATTGGCCAGGATTTACTGTGCCATGCCCAAAATCAATCTTCTGGACAGCACCTTTACCATACCTATCAAAATACATGTCAAAAACATTTACCATCTTAGAAGATCGAGTAACATCTAAACGTGTCTCCCCTTCTACAACATAGGTTACATTAAATGCATCAGTAGGAAATTTCTTATCATTAGCTTTATCAGAAGTAGTTTTCTCCAAAAGAATTTCACAAGAATATTCTGATGGATCAAACTTTTCTTCTGGTTTCTTTGGGGGTTCAGCCAATTTCTCCTCCTTTTCTACTTTAGTAGTCATGACCTACCACCCCATGTAATATCTGGATAGGCTTCTTTAACCTGATCATAGGTTATTGAATACTCATCAGACAATCTCTTATCCTTTGCAAGTATTATTATATTTGCTTCGTCAGGATGAAGACCTTCAAGCATTTGAATGAACATAGTCTCACGACGAATACCATTCAGACTATCATTACCCCCTTTCACAAAGTGATATAGATTCTTTGCTTCTCTACGAAGAGAAGTGTGGTCTGTTCCTAATGGACTCTCATTAGGTTTAAAGGGGACTTCCCCTTCTGGTATCATAGAAACAACTGTTTGATCAAAATTCCATATAAGAATAGAAACTAGAGCATCATTACGATATTCTTTTAATGCTTGTACCTTTGCTACTTTAGATTTTTGTTTACCAACAAAATCTAAAATCTCATGGACAAATGGATTGGGTGGTAGTTCTGGAGGTTTAGCAGCTCTCTTTCTAGGAGTTTTTGCTACTACAGTGCTACTCTTCCTCTTCGTTTTCGGTGTCTGTGTCATAATTGTTTTCAATTCTTAGAGCTAAAATTTCATCGGGAACTAATTGTCCGTTCTCATCAAACATTTCTGGATGAGTGTACACTACTTGAGGTGTTGTTTCATATGAATGCTGTCTTGCCATCCATCCTATCATACCTCCCACTAATAATGCAAGAAACGACACTACTGTTGTAAGTGTCAGTGTTACTATGGTCATTTCCATGAGCACTCCTCCAAGAGTTCTATTTTTTTCTAATGTCCAAGTAAAAATTAAAGTGAAAAATAATTTCTCTATTCCAGAGAGCAATCAATTTTCCAAATTTTACTTGAAAGGTTTTAGGTCGTTCAATTCTTCTCCTGTTTCGTAGTAATAGTTCTACACCCCGATTCATTTCGGGTTTGTCTTTATTTAGAATTCTTTTTTTTCCTTCCTGGTCTTCGGTCATTACTATACCTCACTGCATCTTCAAGGATGCCTCCCAAGTATGCTTTTATTTTTCTTGCTTGAGGTTTGGAGATATGTCCATATGCCTCACGCAATTGTTGGTGTAGATTGTCCTTACCTCCC